CATGTTCTACATTGCTCAAGCCGGTGTAGTTGGAGCGTACATGGGTGTAACAGCTTGGATGAGTAGGAAATAATTTAATCAAGGAGATTTAAATGAAATTATTTTTATCAGTGTTAATGGCAGGGATTTTAGCAGTCGGGTCAGCTTATGCTGCCGAAGAAGCAAAACCAGTAGAAACTAAGAAAGTATGTGTTGATGTTCAGGGCAAAGACGGCAAACCTGTTATTGATCCGAAAACCAACAAACCAAAACAAAGCTGTACCACAGTTAAAGTTCGTCAGAAGTTTGAAGGAACTGCGGTGCCAGAAGGCAAAAAATAAGTAACTCTTTTTTTGACTTTACTAGGAAGGTATAGTATAATTACTACTATACCTTTTTTTATCTATGACTGATTACTATAATATTTTAGGTGTTAGCAAATCTGCTACACAAGACGACATTAAACGAGCCTATCGAAAGTTGGCTATGAAGCACCACCCTGACCGAGGAGGTGACCAAGCCAAGTTCCAAAAGATACAAGAAGCATACGATACACTAGGCGACGACGAGAAAAGATATCAATACGACAATCCACACCAGTCGCATTTTCATCACAGCACCCACGGTCATGAAGATGTATTTTCAACATTCTTTGGTGGGCCACATTTTGGATTTGGATTTAATCAACCACAACGTAACGCTAACATAGGTGCTACTGTAGCATTAAGTTTAGAAGAAGTACTAGTTGGTAAAACAATAGATGCTGAAGTTAGTTTTAAAAATGGTCAAAAGAAACTAGTTTCGATCAATATACCAGCAGGTATCGACGACAATATACAGATTAGATACCCAGGCATGGGCGATCATAGTTTATCAAAGATGCCGCCTGGAGATTTAATAGTCACTGTTAGAATAATGCCGCACCCAGTATGGCGTAGAGACGGTAATAATTTATTTGCTGAAAAGGACGTTTCGGTATGGGAAGCATTACTAGGCACCGAATTAATGTTTGATACGTTAGAAGGCAAGACATTAAGCATAAACGTGCCAGCTGGTACACAGCCAGGAACTGTGTTTAGTTGTAAAGGCGAAGGATTACCTCATCCAAGATCCGGAGCAAGAGGTGCTGTATTAATTAAAGTACGAGTAACTATACCAAAGACACTTTCAGAGAATGAAAAAAAACTTGTCGAGGATTTAAAAAATGGAGTTTAAACTAGGACCGCACGATAGCCTAACACAGGTAAGCACTGACTGGGATTTTAACATAGATCAAAATGCTCAAGATGTTGAAAAAGAGATGATCGAATTTATGTTAGCCAACAACGGTATTGGGTTAGCTGCTAATCAGATTGGTATTACAAAAAATGTGTTTGTATTAGGCAGCAAAAGTATTCCAGGCTATGATCCCATGGCAGTCTTTAATCCTAAAATTTTAGAAGTTAGTAAAGATACAGAGCTGTTTAAAGAAGGTTGTCTAAGCTATCCAGACCTTTGGCTTACTATCAAAAGGCCCAAGGCCATTATTGCTGAGTATCAGAACAGTCAGGGTGAAGTCATTACTGCTGAGATGGATGGGCTTATATCTAGATGTTTCCAGCACGAGTTTGATCATTTAAAAGGAATCTGTTTTGTTGACAGAGTATCACAAATGAAGCTACAATTAGCTATGAAAAAAATTAACAAGAGAAAATAACCGATGCTAGAACCAAGTAAAAAATTACAATCAATTTTTGAGAAAGCAATCGAAATCGCTCAACAATTAGAACACGAATATATTACCATTGAACATTTAACATTTTCAATTATATCAGACGACGAGATTTACAATAACCTAGCACAAGCAGGATTTGCTAGCGAATTTATCAAAGTAAATCTTGAACATTTTCTTAAAACAAAACTAGACGATATTAGAACCGGATCGTCTACACAGAAACCAAAAAGAACTACCTCTGTTGAGCGTGTACTTAATAGAGCATTCACCCAGGCACTGTTTAGCGGGCGTCAAGTAATTGAAATTGAAGATGTACTAATTGCTATTATTGGTGAGCGAAAAAGTTTTAGTTTCTACTATATGACCAAAGGTGGTATCACCAAAGACAAACTGCTTGAATACTTTCAATCAAAATTTGAAAACGAAGGTGAGCTAGACGAAAATAGATCAACAAAACAACTTAGCAATAATCAATTAGACAAGGTACTGAGTCAGTTCTGTACTAACCTTAGTCTTCTGGCAAAACAAAGAAAAATCGATCCAGTTATTGGGCGTGATGACGAATTAGAAAAAATTCAGTTAATACTAGCACGTAGATCAAAAAGCAATGTCTTACTTATAGGTGAGCCTGGAGTTGGTAAGACTGCTATTGCTGAAGGCCTTGCTCGTAAAATCTTTGAAAAGAAAGTTCCTAAATTTATTCAGGACCATAGCGTTTACACATTAGACATTAGTGCTCTGCTTGCCGGTTCAAAATATCGTGGAGATTTTGAAGAACGAATTAAAGCAGTATTGGCAGCATTGGAAAAGAAAGGTAAAATAATTCTTTTTATTGACGAAGCTCATATGATGCAAGGAGCAGGTGCTGCCAACGGTTCAGCTAACGATCTTTCTAATATTCTTAAACCTATGCTAACCAAAGGTACTATGAAAGTCATAGCATCAACTACTTGGGAAGAATACCGCAAGCATTTTGAAAGTGATCGTGCCCTGATGCGTCGATTCCAACGTGTTACAGTTGACGAACCTAGTCAAGAACTCACAGTTAAAATTGTTAAAGGTATTAAGAAATACTACGAAGAGTTTCACAGTGTTAAAATTACCGATGCTGCTATCGAACAAGCTGTAAAGATGAGCATTAAGTACATGCCGGATAAAAAATTACCAGATAAGGCTATCGATATCATCGATTGCTCTGCTGCTAGATTTAAAGTCAACGACACCGAGAATGACGGTAATAGTATTGTTGACATTGAACAAATTATGTTTGAAGTTAGTAAGATGACAAACATGCCGTTTGAAACAGTTAGTGAAAAAGAATCTAAAAACTTAGATGGATTAGAAAAGAATCTTAAAAATGCGGTGTTTGGTCAAGACCTAGCCATTCAAAATCTGTTAGACAAAATCTTTGTAGCTCAAGCAGGGATGAAAGCTCCAAACAAACCTATTGGTTGTTTCTTGTTTGTAGGTCCAACTGGTTGTGGTAAGACCGAAACAGCTAAACAACTATCAGAAAAAATGGCTATGCCGTTGATTCGATTTGATATGAGTGAGTATCAAGAGAAACATTCAGTTGCTAAATTAATCGGTGCTCCTCCCGGTTATGTAGGCTTTGAAGATAACGCAGGACAATTGATTACTAAGTTACAAGAAACTCCTAACTGTGTCCTGTTGTTAGACGAAATTGAAAAAGCACATCCAGATGTTTCTAATATCCTGCTACAGTTTATGGATAACGGATTTGTAACCGGATCAAATGGTAAACAAGCAGACGGTCGTAATTGTATCTTGATTATGACTTCAAACTTAGGTGCTGCTGACAACGAAAAAAATACTATCGGGTTTGGTGATTTAGGTAAAGACGGTGAAGATGACAAAGCAGTTAAGAAGTTCTTTGCTCCTGAGTTCCGCAATCGTTTAGATTCAATTGTAAAATTTGGCGGATTAACTGTTGAAACTGTAAGAGTTATTGTTGATAAGTTTATGCGTGAACTTAATACCCAGATCAAAGATAAAGGTGTTGAAATTATCCTTACAGAAGAGTCACGTGATTGGTTAGCTAAACACGGTTATAATCCTAAGATGGGTGCTAGACCGTTGAATAGATTGATCGATAACGAAATTAAATCTCCACTGAGTCGTCAAATGCTATTTGGTGATCTAAAAGAGGGTGGCCGTGTGTTTGTTAATGTTGTCAATAACAAGTTAGAGTTTGTTGTAAAATTATCCGGTGATGAGCTTGATAAATTTGAAAAGAAAGCATTTAAGCATCACAAAACAATAGTTAACGGAGCACCTCTAATTAAAGATGATACACTACAAGCCAACTAAAAAACTATTTTACGGCAAATGGCTGTACAAAGTTAGCTATAACATTCCCGGTTGTTCTTTTATTAGGAATCGGGCGTTTGACGATCTTGAAAAGAATATCAACAATATTAAACCAACCAGCAATTATCATCAACGAGTAATTGCTAATCGAGATGATTTATTGTTGTTAGCATCATTCCTACATCATTTGCCTCAAAATAGTTTTGATCTACGTGTAGAAACAGATATTATTGATGTGTATACTGATCAGGAAACTTTGTTTACCCAGTTAGTCTCTACATTAGTAGATAGAATTAGATATGCTCAAAAGCCCGATGATCCGTCTGGAAAAACATTATCCGATAAAAAAACTATCTTAGTAAAAAAGTATCCGCAAGATAGATTTAAAATGCGTGTGTATCTAAAACCTCACAAGATGATTGATCCTGAAGAAAAGCTAAGATATCTAGGCTGGATAAAGACATTGCCGGGCGTTTCTATCTCCCAAGCTGTTGAAAAATGGTTCTACGATACTAAATGGAACTGGGATCGCAGATATGTACTAATAGACGACGATAAAACCCTGCTTTTGCTAAAGTTAAAGAATTCTGACGTTGTTGGCACCGTCTACAACCTAGTTTTACAAGACTAATTCATTTTCTACTTCGTTTAGTCAAGCGATAAATATAGTATCATTCTAAGAGAGATGCTATGCGTGACTTATTAAACAAATTATATTCCATTGTTTCAGAAACACAACTAAATCCTCGTGATCCAAAAGGCGATTACGAAGCTAAAAAACAAGCACTTGACGATTTAGAATCAGATCCAGTTG